CCCAGGGCGGAGCGGCTCCGCATGGTTCTGCTTACGCCTTCATCTGCAGGCACTTCACCGCTTCACGGAGAATCAGCCTGCCGTCCACACGCTGGGTGACCTTAAAGCCCACCTGATCCTTCTGGGCGAACAGCTCGTTCAGCCGCTGGATGGAGCGCCCCTCCCGATCCGCCAGCCAGTAATAGCTAAAATCGCCGTACAGGATGGCCTTGTTGCCCGCCGTGGGCAGGGGCATATAGTTGGACACCAGCACCTTCTGGTTGAGCAGCGTGTCGGGCTGCCCCGCCAGCAGACCCAACTGCCAGATGAAATTGCCCTGACCGTCCTTGAGCTTGCGCAGCAGCTTCAGCGTAGCGTCGTTCATGATCCACAGTCCCTTGCGGCGGTATCCGCTCTTGAGCGAATGCTGCAGGTCAATCAGCTCGTCTGCCGTAATGGCCACGGAAGACGCGGCGGTCACGCCCAGCTCCGCACCCAGGGTATCGTGCAGCAGACCGGTGGGCTTATGCGTACCATTGCCCGCAAGAATGGCTTCTTCCTCGGCGGCGCCCACGCGGCGGGTGAACTCGCCGGCGATATAGGCCGCCATATCGAAGGCGCTGTCGTGGAGCAGCTCCTCGGAGATGCGGATCATGCAGCCCACCTTGTGGGCGCCCAGGGTGATCTGACCAAAGGCGTCGTCGCTCTCGGGAATGGCGGCTTCCTCCTCGATCCAGGAGGCGGCGCCCTTGCTGGTCACCAGCGGGATCTTGCGATCGCCGGAGGAAGTGGTGATCTTATGCACCAGCCTGCGCATGATGTTTTCCTCTTCCAGTCCCTGGATCAGCTGATGCTCGAACTCATCGGGGACGGTGTAGCCGCCCTCGGACAGCGTGCCCACCTGCAGCGCATCCCGCACCTCCGGGCTGCGGCGGTCCAGATTGCGCATGTGCGCCCAGAAGGCGTTTTTGTATGCGTCGGACGCAACGCCCTGCCGGGTTTCCGGCGCGCGCAGGGGACGGGAAGTCAGGGCGGGGCGCACGGGCGCGTTCAGCTCGCGCTCGATCTCCGCGGCCCGCTCCTCACGCTCGATGGCGTGACCCAGATCCACAACCTCCTGCTCCATACGTTCATACGTCGCGGTATCCTCGCCGGACATCAGGCCGTTTTCACCGCTGTGCTCGTCCAGAAATGCCTTCGCCTTGTCCCACACATCGCTGCGCTTCTGGCGCAATTCAAGAATTTTGCTCATGGTGTTTTTCCTCCTTCTGATCATTGGATTGTTCATTGGAATCGGAATGCTCATATCGCCGGCTGGCGGGCATGAGCAGACCCAGCCGCTTCTGCAGCTGGGTCACGGGAATGCCGGAAGGTTCCGGCGGGGCAACATCGGCGGCGTTTTCCACGGCTTCGCCCATGCCGCCAGATACTGCCGTCTGTTCTTCGTCAGGCAATGCCATCGAAGGATGAGCTTCGTCCGTAGTCTCCTGCTTCTCAGCGCGAGTCAGCCTGGGCTTATGGCGATCCTGCCATGCCTGTACCTTCGCTTTGGCAAAGTCCAGATTCGCCCTGCGCTCCCCGGCGTTCTCCGGCGCGCCAGGCTTGCCGTCTTCGGAGATGGCGTCGATGAATCCGTACTGCAACGCGGACTGCGCGTCCAGCCACGATGTGGCGCTCATCATGGCGGCCACCTCCTGGCGGCTCTGCTGGCACCGGCGCTGGTACACGTTCAGGATGCTCTCCTTGCACGCCTGCAGCAGTCGGATAGAGTCCATGAGCTCCCGCTCGTTGCCCCAGGCTACGACGCTGGGGTCGTGGATCATCCAGAGACTGCCCGGGGTCATCTCCAGCCTGTCTGCCGCCATGGCCAGCACCGTCGCCGCGGAAGCCGCCGTGCCGGATACGGTGATCCGCACGCTGCCGGGGTAGGCGCGCACGTCGTCGAACATGCGCACGGCGGCGTTGCAGCTGCCACCGTAGGAATTCAGCCGGATATGCACGTCGTCCGCAAGCTGGTTTTCTGCTCCGTACAGCGCTTCGTGAAGGGACTCCGGGGTGATCTCGTCCCCGAACCACATTTCGTCGTCGATATAGCCGTTTAAGCTGAGTTCTCTCAATTCGCATCCTCCTCCGTTTCTTCCGCCCAGACGATGCCGGCCAGCACAAAAAAGACGCAATATACGCAGACCGAATTGCCGTAGGCCTTGTATTCCGCGCTGTCCGTGCGGGGATCCCTGAGCCATTTGACGATTCGGTTCCGGCCGGGCGCCTTTGCCGTCTTGCCTGAGGCACGATACCATTCCCCGAACACCCCTGCCCAGTAACGGATTTCCTCGTCTGTTGGCGTCTCTGTACCCAGCTGTTCCGTCCAGCCGTCGGGATACCCCTGCAGACGGCAGCATTCGCGGGGCGTGAGCCGCCGCACGATGTAACCCGTTTCGGGCGCAGTCACCGCGCCGGGGCCCTGCGCCGTGAGGGTAGGTACTTTTTCCCTTCCGATGTTCATGCTGTACTGCGCGTTCTGACCGGCGGAGAAACAGGCGCGATCCATGGCGTATGCCGCGCCTTCCGGCTCGGAGGACTGTTCGTCCCTGCCCACCAAAGGCGGATCCTTGTAATCCCGCGCCATGAGCGGCGGGGATTTCTCCTGATCCACCTGCGTAAAGCTGCCGGTGGTCATGGCATAGACGGCGTGGCGGTCTGACGTATCCAGCGTGAACGCCACCTCGCGGTTGATTCCGTCGCCCTGCGGGCCGTTCTCTTCTTTCCTCCCAATCATGGAGCCCTGAAGGCAGTAGCAGGGGTTTTCGGCAGGCGCAACAACGAGCATGCCGCCCTGGTGGCATTGGGGACTGCTGCCCGACGTATCCAGCGTTCGGCTGGTCTGCGCTTCGTAGATTCCCGCGTGAGGATTGTCCGAAAGCATGGCGCGGCTCTGGTCGGAACTGATGCCGTATACCTTGACTACCAGCTCATTGCACCGTTGCTCACCACAGTCAAAGGTATTGAGCGTGTTGGCGATATCCGCATCTTTCCACTTCTGCGCTTCGTCCGCCGAATGAGGACGGGTTCCCTTACAAAATGGAGCGACCAGTGCCAGCGGCACCTGATTCCCGCCTGTGCCCATTCGTGAGCAGAGCGTTTGGCAGACGCCGTCCTCGCTGATTCTGATCCGGCTGTCGGTGGGATTGAACTGGATCGCCACGCCGGGCGTAACACCGGCACGAAGCGTCGGACTTTCCTCTTCGCAGTAGCCGACGCCCCGGCTGTTTGCGCTGTGCTCCGTGCAGAAGCCGGATGCGCCCATGATGCAGGGCGGATGATGCGCTTCTGCCCGGAGCGTTGCGGTCATTTCATGCGTTACATCCATGCGGCTGCCGCCCTGGTCGTTCAGACAGACGCCTGCCGCTCCAGCGCCACCTTCAGCACTTCGGGCAGCTCCTTGCCGCGCTTCTCCGCCCGGCGGAGTATACCCTGACAGGCCTTCGGACTCAAAGAGAACCTTTCCGGCACATTGTCCATCAAGATCGAGGACAGCAAATATACGTTTCCGTCTTTGTGCGACGCCCCAACCCTGCGCGGCGTCGAGGATGCGCCAGGCGAGAGAATAACCGTCGCCCAGGATCTCGCCCGCGTGCAGCCAGCGTCCGCTTTCCGGCAGAGGAACATCTGCCGCGGGGTCTTTGATGCGGACGAGGCTTTCGAGGACGCGGCGGAAATCCTGCCCATTCTGAGAGGACAGGACTGCTGGCACGTTTTCGAAAACAGCCCATCTTGGATATTTCCCATCGGTGCTTTCCCTCATTTCAGTGATAATGCGTACGGCTTCATAGAAGAGGCTGGAACGGCTACCGTCCAGCCCCGCGCGCTTGCCGGCGATGCTGAGGTCCTGGCTAACAGGGGCTACCGAACGTAATCACGTCCACAGCCCCAAGATCACCTCCCCTCAAAGAGGCGATATCGCCGTAATGCTTCATTTCGGGCAGCCGTTTTTCCGTCACCCGGATGGGAAACGGCTCAATCTCCGACGCCCAGACGGGCGTGATGCCCGCCATTTTCCCTGCCAGGGGAAAGCCCCCGACGCCGTCAAAGAGACTGCCCAGCGTAAGTTTTCTGCTCAAGTTGAATCCTCCAAAGTTTCTTCCTGCGTCGTACTTTCCGACCCGCCCAGCATGGCCCGGCGGACGGAAACCATGTTCCCGTTGACGAGGAGCGCGTTTCCGCCATCCTCTTCGGACACGGGGTTCATGTTCTCCAGACCTCGGATGTCGTTCATCGACAGCCAGCCGTTCTGCCGGCCGATGGCGTAGCCCTCCATGCGTTCTTTATACGCGCCCCGCATGAGTCCGTCCATGTTGAAGCGGACATAAAAAACGCCCTTCTCCTTTTCGGCGAAGAGGGCGCGGTTCATGGCCTGCTCGATGCGCACCACCCAGGGACGGATGGTATGCACGGCGAATGAAATGGACTGATGCTCAATATTGCTGAAGGTCGCATGCTCCAGATCGCCCACCATGTGGGGCGGTACGCGATAAATGCGGCAGATCTCCGATACCTGAAACTTGCGTGTTTCCAGAAACTGCGCCTCCGAGTTGGGGATAGAGATAGGTGTATAGCTCATGTTCTCTTCCAGCACGGCCACCTTGCCGGAGTTGACGGAGCCACCGTAGGCCGCGTTCCAGCTCTCCCGCAGCTTCTTCGGATCCTTTACCGTATTGGGATGAGTCAGGATACCGCTGGGCCGTGCGCCGTTGGAGAAGAACTTGCTGCCGTATTCCTCGGCGGCGAGGCCGAGACCGATGGCGTTCTTTTCCAGCGCGATGGGGCTGTAGCCCATGACGCCGTCGAAGCCCAGCCCGGGGATATGCAGCACGTCCTCCGGGCGCAGGCGCACCACCTTGCTCTCGCGGGTGGTGTAGTCGTAGATGAGCTTTCCGCTGTCGTCCCTGTCCACCTGCATCTGATCCGGCAGCAGCGGATACAGCCCCAGAATATGGCCGCGCCCGTTGCGCAGAATCTGGCAGTAGGTGTTGCCGTAAACCAGCAGGTGAGTGAGCATGACCTCCCGCAGGATGAAGCTGGTCATCTCGGTGTTGGGCTCGTCGTGCAGGATGCGGTACAGCGGGTGCTCCGGCGCCTTGACGCTGCCCTCGCCCTGATTCTGATACACATGCAGGGGCAGGCTGGCGATAGTTTCCGCAATGACGCGCACACAGGCATAGACCGTGCTCATCTGAATGGCGGTGGTCGCCGTAACGGATTTGCCGGACGCGCTGAAGCCAAAGTAGAAGGTGGCGGCGGAGCTGACGCTGTCCGTTGGCTTATCTTTCCTTCCGGGCTTGTCCCTCGCCCGAAACAGCGATGCGAATGGATTTTTCATGGAGTCCTCCTGTTGTTACAGTCCTTTTCCCGTTTTCCGGTCATGGCAGCTCTTGCAAAGGGGCTGCCAATTGTTTTCATCCCAGAAAAGATTACGATCTCCGCGATGGGGAATGATATGATCTACCACGGTCGCCGGGGTCAGTATGCCGTTTTTCTGGCATTCCGCGCACAGGGGATACCGGGACAGAAAAATTTTTCGCGCCCTTTGCCAGCGCGCATCGTACCCCCGCGCAGCCGCGCCGCCGCGGATAGCGTCGTGACTCCATTCTTTGCGATGCCCCTCGCAGTAGACGCCGCTGTCGCAGAGGTTGGGACAGCCAGGATAGCGGCATGGTCGTTTGGGCGTATGGGGCATATTGGCCTCCTGTTCCGGCAATAAGCGCCGATTTTCATGATGATTTCGCGCACTTTTCTGCTTATTATCAGCTGATTTGAAACAATAACGGTGCAAAAATGGCGCGAATCACAGCGTTTCGCACCCTTTTCACCGGACAAAGGCCGCATTGCTCTCGTTTTGCCAGTCACAGAAAAATCATTTCCCGCTCGTCGTACACGGAGCCGCCGCTGTTCTGATTCTTCATGGCTCGATCCAGTGCCATGACCAGCGCCACAGCGCCGTCCACCTTTTCCGTGGATTTCTGCTTGTCGATCTTCAGATTGTCTGCAGGATCGGTGCGCACGAAGGCGTTGTCCATGTTCCAGCGCAGCACCGGGTGTCCGCCATGGGCCAGCCTGTGCTCCAGCACCAGCCGCATCAGTTCCTTCGTCGGCGGCGACATATCCCGGAAGCCCTGCCCGAACGGAATCATGGTGAACCCGTCGTCCTCCAGATTCTGCACCATCTGCGTGGCGTTCCAGCGGTCATAGGCGATCTCCCGAATGTTGTACTTTTCGCCCAGCTCGCAGATGAATTTTTCGATAAACCCGTAATGCACCACGTTGCCCTCGGTGGTCTGAAGAAATCCCTGCTTTTCCCATACGTCGTACATCACGTGGTCGCGCCGGACGCGCAGGGGCAGCGTCTCCTCCGGCAGCCAGAAGAAGGGCAGAATCTGATAGGGTTCTGATTCATCACTGGGCGGAAAGACCAGCACCAGCGTAGTCAGGTCGCTGGTAGACGAAAGATCCAGTCCCGCATAACAGACACACCCCTCCAGATCACCCGGAATGACTGGCGCGCCGCACTCGTCCCATTTGTCCATGGGCATCCAGCGCACGGAGGTGTTCGTCCACTGGCAGAGGTGAAACTGTCGGAACTGGATCTCTTCCGCCGGATTCTCCTGCGCCGACCGGCAGCGCTGCTCATAATATTCCATATCCACCGTTCTGCCCAGGGAGGGATTGGCCTGCTTCCACACCTCCGGGTCCGTCCAGTCCGCCGTTTCCGGGGCGCTGTAGACCACAGGATAGAAGGTGGGATCGCTCTTGCGCCCCTCCAGGATGTCCATGGCCTTTCGGTGTACCTCATAGCAGATGCTGGTCTTGTCGGAGCCCGCCGTGGTAATGACGAAGTTCAGCGGCTGCTTGCGCGCCGCGCCCGAGCCCTGGGTCATGGTTTCGTACAGCTTGCGGTTGCTCTGACCCAGCAGCTCGTCGAAGATGCAGGCGTGGACGTTGTAGCCGTACTTGCTGGCCACCTCGCTGGACAGCGCCTGGTAGATGCTGCGGGTAGGCATGTAGACCAGGCGCTTCTGGGATTCCACGACCTTGATCCGCTCGCTGAGGATCGGCGACTGCGCCACCATGTCCCGCGCCACGTCGAAGACGATGCTCGCCTGCTGCCGGTCGTTGGCGCAGCCGTAGATCTCCGCGCCTTCCTCGTGATCCGCGCAGAGCATGTACAGCGCGACGGCCGCCGCCAGCTCAGACTTGCCGGCCTTCTTGCAAATTTCCACGAACGCCGTGTTGAACTGCCGGTATCCGTTTTCCTTGATCGTGCCGAATACGTCCCGGATGATCTGCTCCTGCCAGGGAAAGAGCAGGAACGGCTTGCCCGCCCACACGCCCTTGGTATGCTTCAGCCCCTGGATGAAGGACACCGCCCGATCCGCCCTGCGACGGTCGTAATGGCTGGTCGGCAGCATGAAGCGGGTGGGCTGATACGCAGGCTTCCCGGTTTTCTTTGTATCAGCCGCCATGAACGCCCTCCGAACCCGTCGCGGGATAGACCGGTATATCCGCCGCAGAAACGTCCATGCACAGTTCAGGCGGAATGCGGGCGAACATTTCATCCGGCAGATCCGCAAGCATCTCCGGCGGAAGCTCCGCATAGCGAAGGAACGGCAGATCCGGCGCCTTCCAACCGTACCGTCTGGCGTCCCGCTCCAATCGCTGCAAGGCCAGATACGTTTCTTTCTTCACCCGGACGAATACGTCCCAATCCTCCGCGAAAAACGTGCCGCGCACGACGCTGCAAAACAGCCTTCGGCTTTCCTCCTCCAGCCTCGGAACGCTCTCCGCGTTCTGACAGGCTTCATGTAGCCTCCGCAGCTCTTCCGCCGTGCCATTCCGGCGCAGCCGATGGGATTTCAGTCCCGCCCGGTACAGCGCCCGTCCCCATTTTCCCAGGGGCGCGTTATGCTTCCTCATTCCCATTCCTCCGAATCCTCAAAGTTGCTTCCGCCCACCGTCTCAATCTCCGCGTCCGCGTCCGAAACGAGAATGGCCTCCATAGGGTCGATCCTTTTCTTCGCCGCGGACAGTACGTTGGCGATCATGGCGGTGCGGTTGGACGGCGTGAGCCCGAAGTCCGCCGCGAAGGACTTGATCTCCCGCATCTGCTGGTTGGCGATGGCGATATAGGGATTGGGGCGGATCCGCCCGTCTCCGTCCTTGTAGATGGAGCCGTGCCGGGTGATCTCATCCTGCGCCTCCCGCCAGCGGGCATACGCCTGACAGTACCCGGCGAAGGGCACGGCGTCCGCCGCCGTCAGCAGTCCCAGGTTCATCAGGATGGGCGCCAACCTCCGCCATTCCTTCCGCGCCTCCGGCAGCAGGTAATTGGGACAGCGGAGCGACGCCACCGGCGGCACAGGCTCCAGCTCGTTCAGCGGCCGTTTCCCCGGATTGCCCTCCAGCTTCTTCAGCGCCGTAGGCTTGGGCCTGCGTCCTCTCGCCATGCCGCTTCACCTCCCTGCCGCACCGCGCCTCCTGTTACGCCTTGCCGGGAAGATTCCCGCCCGCCTCGGTATAGTCCAGCCTCTGCCCATCGCGGATCACATGGATCTCCGGCGCCGCGTTCCCGCGCTCCAGGCAATACTGATAATAACGATTCACCGCCACGTCCACGAATTTTGGCTCAATTTCCACACCGAAACAGGAGCGGTTGATCTCCTCGCAGGCAATGAGCGTGGACGCGGAGCCAAGGAATCCGTCCAGCACCAGTCCGTTGCTCTGGGTACATTGCTCGATGAGATAGGCCATGAGGGGAACCGGCTTGCTGGACGGATGTCCGCAGCCGTCCTCCTTTGCGCTTTTGATACGGCTGAACTCGAATACGGTCGTCTGCTTCTGATCGCCGTACCAGCGGTGCCGCCCGTCCTTCCGCCAGCCCCAGATCAGGGGCTCATGGTTGTA